CCCATTGATTCGAAGATCAATGATTTTTTGCTATATCCGGTGCCGGAAACTCCCAGCGCAGCACCTTCCAATAACAGTTTTACACGACGTGGGATGTTGGCTCGCCAATCTGCTTTCTCTGCAAGTGCGGCGGCGTTGTGTTCTATGGTCATAGTAAGACGTGGTATAAAACCAGTGCGTACCAATCCACAGAATGTCAATGCACCATTAGCCCCGAATTTAGCAACAACACCAGAATCAACCTCTAATCGTAGTCCCAACACAGAACATAAAAACGGTGTGTAGCTCACACTGTCAACGTCATCAATGTACAACTTAGCATTACCAAATAATAACGGTGACACGGTTGGAATAGTCAAATCAGCTGTTCTTGTTGTTGGTGCTTGTTGTCTGCCGTACCAATCACTTGACAAAGTAAACTGATTACCTGGTGATCCTTCTAGCGTCCAACGTTGGCAGAATGAAAATTCCATTTCTTCATCACCGGCACTATCCCCCATTTCGATGGTCATACTATCCGGAAGCGCCGTAGAACTTGTTGGAAATGCGTAAGTACGAATCCAGCCACTACCAGCCCCATCAGCTGCTGCTGTAGCTTTTGCAATGCTACAATCCAGCACGTGCACCATCTGCTCGAAGTTGGCAGGATCAAAGTCAATTGTGATCTGTCCACCTTTTCTGGCTATGTATTGGTCATCTGTCCCGTTGATCTGGTTTACATCTTCCACATGTCGATTATGTACGTCGTCATCGTCAAAAACACCTGTTGCCCTGACAATTGCGGTTGCGGGTACAGCTGTTCCGGATGTTTCCTCACGACCCCACTGAATAAGTCTAGAAAATTTTGCGCCCATAGTTACTCCTTAAAAACATCTCTGTATTTTGATTTCGTTGATTAACAATCTGTAACCCGTGTAATCTACACCTGCCAGATTGACTGTCACCAGTTCATAGTTCGGCTCTGCGTCGAACGTGTCACAATTACCACCCAATGTCGCGTCTTTCAGCAACTCCGCACATATCGCTTCCATCTTGCCTTCAAGTTGCTTGAAGGTCTGTTCCATGTTGGATTTAGACCCAAGCAAATAAACCGCGATAGAATGAAACGATTGTCCCCACCCAGCAGACTTTCCTGAAAACCTGCCCGATTCCTCGTGTATTTGTGCGAACAACTTTGTCATCTGCTTTTCGGAAGGAAACACGTTCGTTCCGGCTAAAGTCACCTTACTTTTTACGATGGTGTCGATATACTCCACACAATCCTGGATTGCCATTATATCAATCTCCGAAACTTACCGATCAGCATTTTAGCGTCCGGATCGTCAGAAGGAATGATGGTAGATTGTCCTGTCTCTGAAAAGCCCATTACCCCGAATGGTGCTTCAGACATTCTTTTGAATAAGCGTACAGCCAGCAACATGCAGAACGTGGTAATTTCAGGAGGTCTGTCAGCGATTGCACAATAGCCAAACTTGCCGACAATCTGTACACCATGCTTTGTTTTCGGAAAATTGTAGCGTCCAGCGGGATCTACCTCAATTACTGTCTTGTAAGGCTTGTTGAACGGAAACAGCAAATAATCAGTTGTCGCCCAGGTGATCTCAAATACACCATCCCCGTTTGTGTCTGTCTTCAATGTCGTTATGCTGAGAATGTCGATGTCAGGAAATAAGGCGTTGTAATAATCAGCGGTATAGTATTTTGTTTCATCTGTGCTGGTCGTGTAGAATCTGCGACCACACCACCCATCAATAGCACGACTTGCGGCTTCTATTACTTTCTCGATCAACAAATCATTGGTTGTCTCTAATGGGTTGGAAACACCCAACAATTCCCTTACATCGGCAAGCTCACAATAGCCGTTAGTTATTGTCATCCTTTACCGCCTTTTTGCTTACCTTTGGCTTATTAATGATCTTCACAGATGCTAATTCCGGTTCGGTAACAACAGAAACGTGACCAACACGTGATAATCTTTCTGCGTCTTCCTGGTCCAGCAGGATTATTTCACCTTCTGAAAAGGTGCGCAATTCGTTATTTATCACAATCTTAAACGCCATGCGTGATTTACATTTAACTTTCATCTCATTCCCTTCTTAATCCCAGGGTACAACGTAAACGTAAACTTCCCCACCTTTAGCATCGCCAGCGTTTGCAATCGTCAATGTCAGCGTAGTTCCCATGACAAACATGGACTGATCCAGGTTTGTTTTGATAACGTTTACTGCCCTGTTTATGTTTGCACCTTCGCCATTCAATACATCGAATCCATCACTGTCCAGGATGGTTACATCATAAGCATCAGTTGGTTGTGTTCCGCCTGTATCAGACTTGAAAATAACCTTGACGATTGAACCTGTGTATTGTTGTAATGTTGGGGACGACACAACCCCTGCGTCTGTACTCAACCAATCCCATTTGATTTTACGGATCGGGTATCTGTTTTCACTTTCAGTCAATGTCACAACTTGAGCTGTCATTATTGCTCCTTTAGAAATAGGTGGAGAGTTTCCCCTCCACCCCGTTGTTTATCGTTATGATGCGATTACAGCCTGTGTTGCAGCGGTCTTTGGATAAGTGCCTGATCCTTCGTAAAGGATGGCAACCGCGCCATTTGCAAAGGTAGCAGTACCAACAGCACCAACAAGGATCTGAAACGGTTTTGCAGGATTCACTCTGCAATCAATACCAAATACTTTACTTGCACCAGACGCTGCTGCTAAATCGACAAGTGCAGCCCCTGTAATGTCGGCAGCTCCACTCATTCCTGTTGCAGCTGCTTCCTGTACTTTCAATGTCAGTGTAGCATTTGTTGCAGCAGCACCAGTCCCCAGGATGTAACACACCCGGTCAAATCCAGTGCAATCAACCTCTGTGGCGGTAATTGCTGCAACAGATCCAGCGGTCGGAACGATTGCAGGTACAACTTTTACGCGTCCTAATAAATTAGCCATTTTTTAACTCCTTCGGGGTGGCTGTTACACCACCCCGTAATTATTGAAATTAGGTGTTGTGTCCTAACATGTAGATTGTTCCTAAAGCCTGGGTGATTGCACCACCAAAACGTGCTTGTGCGAATACACCAACCTGACCATTTGCCTGGTACAGGTAAGGATTACGCGCGATCCGCAAACCGTTACGTTCTGCGAAGGCATAGGCACTGTAGTTGAACCAGGTGATGATCTTACCACTGTGAACGGTTAAGGCGTCACAATCAGGTGCCAGGTAAACAGGTTCGCCGAACAATTGACCATTTCCACCGGCGGGAGTTGGATTAAACTGGAATGGAGATCCGGTAATACCCTTGATGTACCACATTACGGAAGGTGCCATCAAAACGCCAACTTCACCAGGAACATCAAAACCAGCGTTCAACACGCCACGCGCACCAGTGATATCAGTGCTAACGATAACGTCACTGGTAGCCATCATAACACCTGAAGAGGTCGCACCATAAACTAAACCCTGTGGCATATTAGTACCGGTTCCTACGGTTAAGTAGTAGTTTTCAGCTTTGGCTTGCGCTCGTGCTAAGGTTGAAGCAAGATATTTCTCTAACCCAACACCATCACCATCCATTAATTCTTCTGAAATCTTGAGCATTTTTGTAAATTTATAGATGGTCAGTGCAACCTGTCCGAACTCTGGTTCGTTTTCGTCATAGAGTGCTTCTTCGTCGGTCACTATCAGTTTTGTGCCAGCGGTTGCTTCAGTTGGGATCAAGATGCGGTCGCGTCCGGTTGTGAATTTCATTACAGGAGCTTGACGAACCCATGATTGCAGGTCGCGTTGTTCTACGATGCTGTTGTAGAAATCATCCGGTACTGTGTATCCACCTTCGCTATCGGTTCCGCCTTCCCATGCACCCTTATAGGACTCTGGATATAATGTCATCTCTTTTGATTTCGAAAATCCAGCAGGATTATCACCCTGTAACCATGCCATACACGCTTTGATCCATGACGCGGATTCTTTCGCGTTCTTGGTCACGCTTGGTGCGCCTTTTTGTTCAATAGGCAGTGCGGCTTTTACTGCTTCATCAATCATTGATTTGACTGAATCTTTTGTCAATACTTCTTCTTTTACTTCGGTTTCGTTTTCCATTTTGTTGATCTCCTTAATAGGTTGTTTGTTTTGTTTAGTTGATATAAGCTCGATTTCTATTTCAGCTTCCGGCTCTGATTCGGGTTCTGTCTCTCCGACACTTTCCGCATCCTGTGGCTGTTCCGCTTTCGCTTCAATCGCGCTTTTTTTCTGTACAATTGCTAATTCGTTTGCTGGTCGTCGCCATTTGTTCGTGTCAAATAACGCAACTTCCCCAACAGGCCAAATATCAATCAATCCACCTTCACCCATGCGCACAAGATGACTGACTGCCCCACTGGATGATTTTACCTCGTCACCATTGGCAATCGCCATTGTGATTCGTTGTGCTAATTCTTCGTCACTATCCAGGTAAGCATCACCCCAATGTCCCTGATCGTCTTTGTGTGTGTAAACCAATCGACCAATGATTGCTGGTTTGTCTTGCATCTTGGTTGGATCGTCGGCACCGAAACCATGATAGTATGTGATCGGTCTGTTGTCACCAATGTTTAGCACAATATCAGTGTCTTCGTGAAATGCTTCCCCGTCGCTGTCACGCCCTTTGATGTGACCACCATAAGGGATGAACAAAACCTGCAACGGTTCGCCCTGGTATTCCTCGATTGATTTCAGTGACTTGACTAATTCCGGCTCTCGTTCTATTTCGCCAATATCCCTGATTTTCAGTTTCAATTTTTCCATGTGCCTCCTTGATGGTGATAAAATAAAAGACGGTGTATCAACTACCAATAATTTGGCAATCAATACACCGTCTTCTGACCTTTGGCGTCTCGTGTTTTGTACCTTTTCGCTATCGACTCAACGAGTCCTGCAAGCTATCCTGTACGAACACATATTAAATTATAGAAATAATGTATCACAATATTATTATGTTGTCAAGTGGTTTATATTATTTGTTGTTACTATTTACTATTCAATTTAGCCTGTACAAACTGCATAACAATATCTACCGCTTTATTCGATTCCTGGTCTGCTACGTCACCCGTTGTCTTCCATCCGCGCGACTTGTGAAATCGCGCCTGCGTGTTATGTCCCTGTACCCATTTCGCATATGATGCGTTGTTGCCAACAATAACTGTCATACCGTTATTTTCTTTCTTGACAGTCCAGCGTTTGCCCAATGTTTCAGACGTTTTACGCCCACCAATACCGCCAGATTTCCTGACATAGCGCGTACCATATCCGCGTTCATACCATCTGCCGGGATAAGGTTTAGGGCTGTTTGCGATTGATGAACCAGGATATTCTCTGAGCACACCTTTCAAATACGTACCAGCTGCAAATATGCCTGATTTGAACACAGGCATGACGTCCAGCTTTTTCGCTATCCGTGCTATGTCCTTGACGTCGATGTAAATACCTGTTTCAGCCATTATCAGACTTTTCCTTTTTTTTATGCTTTATAACAACCGGTACTTTTTTTTTATCAACGACAACAAAGTCTTTTGGATTATATTTTATTATTATTTCACTCATAATATCTCCTGTAATGTTATTTCATAATATCCTAAGAAGTCTTTACTAGGATACCAGTTTTGTGGTGGATTATTCGGCCAGTTAAATTCTGTACCTTCAAAATAGTCATTGCTAAATTCAACACCATTTTCTTTGATGAATCTATTTTTTATAACTCTATATTGTGTATCTTTTCTGATAACAATTTCACTTTCTGCGATTGATTTTCCACCCATAGTGACATTAGTTTGCTCAAATAAATTTATACCAGACCTTTGATCTATTTTCCACAAAACAGACGAATATCTATTGTCACCTTTTGTTATAACAACAAAGTCTTTTACTATGTCTTTTCCATAGGTTGCCGATTGGTCATTAGTTAATTTTATTATAGAATCTGTGTTCCATTGATCTATTGCTCCTGTGTATGGAACGTTCGTTAATCCTCTATAAACTTCTCCGCTGTATGTTGCACCCTTTGACAAGGCACTTTCCCACAATGGCAACGTTCTTTTTGCTTCAATTATTTGTAATTCAGACAATCCAGAAAAATCGCCTGATTGTATTTTTCTTATGTCATAACCGCTGATACCCCAATGGTGAATAGCCTGTTTTTCTGCGTTTGTCAAAGAGTTAACCCAATTATTTTTTATTCTTTCTCTTTCATCAGGGCTCATATTTTCATAAGTAACAAGATTTGTTTGTTCAGCATCCTGCCTCATCCTGAAATCATGTCTTAACCAGCATCTACAACGCACGTGAGCTGGTGGATTCTCCGTCCAGTTGCTACCTCGTGGTTGTTGGTGGCGCGGCGCACAAATCGGACAGGTAATATCATCGCGGTTCGTCAACCAAATATCTATTGACTCCATACCTGGATTATCGGCAATAATCTGATTAACTACGCGTTGTTCACCTTCGGCCGCTGCCCGTGTCACCTCTGTGACTGCTATCATCTCCGCTCGCATAGGGCTGAAGGCACCAGACAATGAACGTTGTAAATCGCCCAATGTGGTAGGATTGCGAAAATATGCATCAATTGAATTACGTAATAAAACGCGTGACCTGTCAGTTAATCCGCGCACAAGATCAAACGTGTATTGACTTGACCACTCAATCGCACTTTGGTTTATAAGTCCCCAATCTACGCCAATGCTTGTTTCATTCAATGCTGTTTCAGCTTGCTGCAAATAGATGTCCTGTAATATCGGCTCAATTGTTGATCGTAGTTGTTCACCGCTACGATCCCAAAACGAAGATGGCACATTAAACACATTTGGAGGATCGCCCAACAGTCCCATCAACTCAGATAATTGACCACGAAGATCCCGTGAAATTGTTCGTGCCAGTAATGCTTCCAGCTTATCGCGATTGACAACATCAGCCATTATGGATACTCCGACCAAACTAAAACATTTGAAAATATATCTGCAATATCCCTCACAGACTGCACGGCTTCCAAAGCTCCTAAGATTGCGCCCTTGATGCTCTCCGGTATGTGTTCGCTCTCAAACTCACACACCGCTCCCTTGCCGTCTTTCAGGCGTTTTGTCGCCTTGCGTTGCCAGCGTTTCAAGTCCTCCTGCATGGGATCATCTTTGTCATCTTGTTTTTCGTCCTGTTTGTCGGTTGATGGTGTTTCTTTTTCCTGTACAGCGTCCTTTTGTAATCTTGCTAGTTGCTCCGCTGATAGTTCAACACCTGCCAGCTCAAAAGATAATTGCATGTCATTTGTGATGGTGTAGTATTTTGTAGCCACATCAGCGCGCTTTGTCTCATATTCCTGAAACATCGCCAATTCGTTGAAGTCCTGTACAGCCACCATGTTTGTTTTGCTGAATAATTGCTCGTTAAGATCGCCCATCAATTGACCCGAACGTGGTATGGTTGTATCCTCGTAAAACTCTACATGATGTGATTTTGCTGTTGCAAAATTGGCAGCGTCTTCTAACATGGTAATTGGCACCTCAAACGACAACGCGGTATTACGTCGTGCCTGCTCATGCAATTCTGGAATGACAAGATCCTTGATTGGTGGTGTCAGGATGGTAGGTGTTATCAACCCTGCCCGAACACCTAACACCGCGAACGCGTTCCCGATGCCAGTGGCTGCCCGTTTGAACCAATTCTCTACGCGCTTGCGCTCATCGTCGCCAACATTTTCCATCGCCAACAGTGTGACAGGTTGCGCCCCGTTCTCGAAGAAGTGTGACGCGAACCGTTGTAGGTATTGAATGAGTTGCACATCGCCCAATGCGTTTTGTGCCATTGATGGACCTGGTAGATAGGGTGATTGCAGGTTGAACTCGTGGAAGTATAACAATTCGTAGATCCCACGTCTTGGAATGTTTACCCATTTTTCACCAGTGCTTGTCTGGTGAAACTTGATTGCGTACCCGTCAGCCGGGGTCTTTTCAACCTTGACGTGCATGTCATACGGATTCAGGTATTCGTAGTCAATGACCTTTGATCCACGCTTGACAGGCGTCCAGTATGCAGCACCAGCGATGCACATTGACATTTCTGTTATCCACATGAACCGCTTGCTGTCCGTCTGAAATTCCCATTTGATCTCTTTTTTGTCATCGTATTTATCATATATACGAATCGGTACCTTACTGATTGCATTGGCGCGCAGTCTTGACGCTCGAAATACTAGAGGAACGAAGTCATAAGCGGATTGTGAATTGCTGACCTTGTCAGGCTCTTTGAACATGTCTCGTAACCATTGATCGTTAATTGTTTTGTATGCTTTCATAAATACTCCTGACTACGCCCCGAATAAAATTACACTTGATTTTCCAACACAGTCCCACGCTAACGCCAACGACATGACACAGTCATCATGTAACCCTTCAGGCGCGTTATAAGAAAATGACCCGGATGGTGTGCGCTTGCTTTCGTATGATAA